CTGCGGGACGACAGGCACGTGTGGAGCCTCAACCATGCGAGTGTCGACAACGGCTTCGTTAGGCTTAGCCTCGGAGCGCTTCGCCTGTAGTGCGGCGATCATTGCTTCCAACTCGTTACTTGTGGGATGCGATTTGATAAAGCGTTCGGCGGCTTTCTGGGCATCGAACGCAGGTGTATCTTTGTCCGCACGAAACGCTTTGGCGAACTTAGGACCGCGCATAGACGCACCGTCGGCGTCCAGATCGTGCAGCGCCTTGACAGCGGCGTTAGACAGCGCAGCACCAGCGATCTTGATGCCTACAAGCTTGCCGTTCTTTTTGGTAGCCTTGGCACCGACAAACACCTTGCCGAACGTAGACAGAATAAGACCAGCGATCTTGTCGTCCTTGCGTGCTTTGGTTCGTTGGTACAGACGTGTGATGACGGTGGTATCACGTTCGGCGATCACGTAGTTAAGCGCGGCCACGAAGTGCTCAGTCATTTTTGCACCGTTACCTACGGCGGACGCGAAGCTATTGACGCACTTGTCGGCGTCGAATTTTACAGTATCAGACATGGTATTGACCTTTCGTTGAGGGTTATTGCGTAAGAGAACGCAAGACAGTACCCACACAAGTCGTGCGGATACTCTCGATTTCATTCTCTTGCTTTTGCGTGCCCTGCGTTCCACACGTTCCCGACAGGCGGTCCCGTCAAGTTCGCGTGCCGTACCATGCGGGGATATATAGTCGCCTATCCCGTTATCCGTTTAAACATAGTTTAACTGTGCCTATGTAGTACGCGGCATTTCACGCGCAACCCTACTGTTTTCGTCGGGTTCACTCTCTGGCTGTCCGGTCATGCAAGTTCGAATGTCCTCTACCAGCAAAGAGCTAGTCAGGTACCTATCCGCGCAATCACTTCACACCTCAAGTACACGTCCGCCGTTGACCGCGTGGCATAACCCTAAGGTTCACGGTCGCTGACTTCAGCGCGTCTCCGATACCTACCGATGCAGGCTGCAGTTTCCCCTTAACCGAACACGGTTTCCACTGGCAGAGACGGCACAGTGTAGGGTGATCTATCCCATGCGCAGAGAGACCCTGCGGGATGTACGACCTTATCTAATAACGCGGCGTCCGCTTCGTCTATCGGCTTGCCTTACATAGATGGCGCGGCGTAAACGAGATGGGGGGAGGGACCGATGGGGGTGGCCACCCCACCCAGCCCTTATGTACATCATTCATCACAACCCCTATTTTTGACAATGCAACCTAAAGGATAGTGGTGCACTTTTTGGTGCGCTCTCTATTGCGCGGCGTAGTGCATTTTAAAAGTTGTTTTATTTCAAGTAGTTAAGTGGTGCACTTTTTGGTGCGCTCTACTTTCATTGACCCATGTCTGTTCACGTGTTAACAGATTAAAGCATGAGCAATCACGTGCAAAAAATCCTCCCCGACCAGAACCACAAGCCGTTGCTGTCAAAAGCGGACCTTGCTGCTATCGAGGCCGATCCCGCCCTGATGGAAACCTTCTCTCGGCTCTTGGGAGCGGTTAACCTGGATAATTTGTTTCGCACCATGCAAGAGCCAGACATCAACCCCGCGACACGCATAGAATTTCAGAAGATGCTGAACAAAATGGGCAAGCTGGAGCCTGATTTAAAGGCTGCAAACAGCGGAGCCGGTCCTCAGGTCGTCATCAACATCACCCGGGCCAAGGATAACGAAGAACTTGTGATCGACGCGGCTATGGACACGGTAGAACATGCTCCATGAAATCAATTTTGAGGTAATTAAGAGCCTTGATGACTTTTTCTACTCTGAAAAGTTCATTTCGTTAGCTGTAGGACCGGTCGGATCAACCAAAACCACCGCTGGAATCATGAAAATACTGCACCACGCTGCGTTAATGGCCCCGTGCAAGGACGGAGTACGCCGGTCTAGGGCCATTTGGGTGCGAAATACCCGCGAACAGCTGCGAGACACGTCAATTCCTGACTTTTTGAAGTGGATTCCCGACGGAGTTATGGGGTCTTTCCTCAAAACAGAGTACAAATTCATCATAAAAGTAGGCGATATTGAGTGCGAAGTGCTGTTTAGGGGGCTAGATGACGCCAACGACGTGCGCAGATTGCTCTCATTACAGGCCAGTTTCTTCGTTTTCGACGAATTTAGGGAGATTCACCCCGATATTTACAACACTGCTCAAGGTCGTGTTGGTCGTTATCCCGACAAGATGATGAACGGTGTGGGGTGTAAAACCGACGATGGGGACATGAATATGCACGTTTGGGGCATGACAAACCCCCCTGACATGGACACTTTTTGGGAAACGCTGCTCACAGAGCCGCCAGATAACGTGCATGTTACGATCCAGCCCAGTGGTCTGGCCCCCGAGGCGGATTGGACGAAATTCCTGCCCGATGACTACTACGACAACCTAGCACACGGCAAAACCGAAGACTGGATAGACGTCTACATCCACGCTGAGTTTGGCAAGTCCCTAAGCGGCCAGCCTGTGTTCCGTTCGTTCGACAGGTCCGTGCACGCGTCTAGTGAAGAGCTAACGCCGATGTACTCCGATGATCCTCTTCTGATCGGTGTGGACGCAGGGCTGACGCCAGCTGCTGTGATTGGCCAAGTTGCCTACGATGGACGGCTGGTCGTGTACGATTCACTGATCTCGGACGGTATGGGTGCCTTACGCTTCGTGAGAGAGCGCCTAAAACCCCTGCTTGCGAACAAATTTCCCGGTCGTAGTACCCTCGTAATCATTGACCCAGCGGCGTTTCAGCGTGCGCAGACGGACGAGCGCACCGTGGCTGACATTTACAAAGCTGAAGGCTTTTTGGTCAAACCCGCAAAGACGAACTCGGTTGCTGCACGCATAGCCGCGGTAGAAAAATACCTGACACGCGTTGTCGACGGTAAATATTCCTGCGTGGTAGACTCGACCAGTGCGAACTCGCTCGTCCAAGCGTTGTCGGGGAAATATCGTTACAAAATAAACACCAAAGGCGCACGTGATGAAAAACCCGAAAAATCCCACCCTTGGTCAGATGTAGCCGATGCGTTCCAGTATATGTGCCTGCACGCTGACGGCGGCGAGACATTTGGTTCCGCGGCTTGGGGTGCGCAGCGTAAAGAAGTGACTAAAGTCTCAGCTGGTGGATGGACCTGAGTAGAGAAAAACGAAAAGAAGCCGACCGTATGATGCGGTTGGTAAAAGGCCGTGGCATACCCGAAGGTTGGAGTGACGCTGACATCGAAGCCATGTACGACGAATACTTCAAGAGGTTGTGGTACAACCAAGAGCGTACATATGTTGACATGTAAGCACATAAGTGGTAGTGCACGCACGACGTTATATGTGAGAAAATAATATGGCGCTTGGCCCAGCATTAGTTCCCGTTGCACGCGCCTCTGACCTTGAGGCAGAAGCTAACCGTGCTGCTACGGAGAAGCAGAACTCCCCGATGATGGAAGGACTTGCGTCCCACACCCGTCGTCGCTGGGAAACTATGCGCGATCACTACCGAGAAAATACAGAACTTCGCCTGTCGAAATGCGTTCGCGCCCGTAACATGGAGTACGAACCCTCCAAGATGGCTGAGATACGCGAGCAGGGCGGCTCTGAAATCTTTATGGGCATTGTCAGCACGAAGTGCCGTACGGCCACTGCTTGGCTACGTGACACGCTCCTAGGCGTTGGTGCGGACAAACCATGGGGCATATCCGCTACGCCGCTCCCTGAGGTACCCCCAGACGTCGAGACTGCGATGCAGGGCATCATGCAGCAGAATCTTATGCAGCACTACGCAGCAGGCGGGGAACAGCCCGCAGAGGCCGATCTGAAGCAGCTGGCGTCGGGCATGAAAGACACAGCCATGCGTGCGATGAAGTTCGAGGCTGACAAACGTGTCGAGCGCATGGAAACTAAAATGGAGGATCAGTTCGTAGAGGGCGGGTTCACCAAGGCTATGTTTGAGTTTACCAACGACATTGCGACGTTCCCCTACGCGATCCTTAAAGGCCCGATCCCGCGCAAGCGCAAAACCATGAAGTACATGGATGGCGGTCTGGGTATAGTTGAGGTTGTACGCGACGAGTGGGAGCGCGTAGACCCGTTTAAGTTCTACTGGATGCCTTGGGGCGATGATGTCCAGAACATGCCTGTCATAGAGGTTCATCATCTGACCCGCTCAGACGTAGAAGATATGTTGGGCATGGAGGGCTACGACGAAGATTCTGTCCGCTCTATTCTGTCAGATTTTGGTGTTGGCGGCTTCGACTGGTTGGACCACGACACCAGTATTATGGAAGACGTTACAGGCGTAGATTTCGATGACGTAAGCGGTGATCTTGTAGCTGCAATACAGCTGTGGGACACGATCCCGGGTGATATTCTGCTTGAGTGGGGCTTAGGCGAAGAAGAAATTCCAGATCCCCAAAAATCCTACCCCTGTGAAGTTTGGATGGTTAACAACACGGTCATTCGTGCTGTGCTGAACTACGATCCGCTGGGTCGTAAACCGTATTACATCACTAGCTTTGAAAAAGTACCTGGGCGGATCGACGGCAACGGTGTTGCTGATCTCTGCATGGATGCGCAAAACATGTGTAATGCGGCTGCGCGTAGCCTTGCCAACAACATGGGTATCTCCAGCGGACCTCAAGTCGGCGTAAATATCAGCAGACTTCCTGCTGGCGAAGACATCACGCAGATGTACCCGTGGAAAATCTGGCAGTTCAAGCAGTCAGAATACGGCGATGCTAGCCCACCCATGACCTTTTTTCAGCCAAACTCTAACGCTGCGGAGCTTATGGGGGTGTTTGATAAGTTTATGGCTTTGGCCGACGAAGTTTCAGGTATCCCTCGTTATATGACAGGCCAGCATGTTCCCGGTGCGGGACGTACTTCCTCGGGGCTGTCTATGCTGATGTCTAACGCTGGCAAAAGCATAAAACAGGTAATCAGTAACGTTGACCATGATGTGATCTCACCGATGGTGCAGCGTCAGTATCAAAGGAATCTAAGGTATTCAGAAGACCCCGATCTTATTGGCGATGTCCAAATTGTGGCACGCGGTGCGATGTCGCTTGTGGTTAAAGAAGCTGAAAGTGTCCGTAAGACTGAGTTCCTCCGTCTTGTTCTGGAAAGCCCTGTTGCACAGCAAATTGTTGGCTTGCCGGGTACGGCTGAATTACTCCGCGACTTGGCGGGTAATCTCAACACCAATGTCGATCGTCTTGTCCCTAGCCGAGAAGATGTTCAGAAGCAGCAAGCCATGGCCCAGCAGCAGCAGCAAGAGATGATGCAGATGCAGCAGATGCAGGAAGCAGCACAGTTGCAAGAAGACGGCACGCAAATGGGCGGTCGGCAGGACAACACGATGAGTCCGCGGCCAAACGGTCGATAGCTCACATGTGTTGACACGTTAACAGATATAAAGTATCTAAACCGCATGATAGACCTGAATCTTTGTGACCCGCAGCAAGCACAAGCGCTGCTTCAGATTAAGGAAACAGGGAATGACCAACTGCCCAGCCTGCTTAGGGCTGAAGCGGAAACCGCCAAGACAATGCTTGTAGTAGCGACCGACACGGTAAGAATCCACCGGTTGCAGGGCAGAGTAGAGGCATTTGAAGATTTACTGAGGGCGCTTGAAAACGCGCACAAAGTAGTGAAACGCCTCTAGGGGCATACGAAGCATACCAAGTACGGGATCAGCATACCCAAGGGCGCTGTGATACGGAGTTGACGCTTTAAGGAGACAATATGGCACTACCGAAGCAGGTGCAGGCACAGCTTGCAGAAGTCGAAGAGTACGAAAAAGCGCTAGAAGCCCAGCAAAACCCACAAGCGGTGGAGATGGATACGGAAGCGAAAGTAGGCACTGAGGCAGAAGCAGCACCCCCACCTGACAAAGTAGAGCCAGCTGACACGTCACCGACGGACGTAGAGGAAGAGACTTTTAAGCAGAAGTACGCAACCCTGTTGGGTAAGTACGACGCTGAAGTTCCCCGATTGCACCAGCAGGTGCGAGAACTAAACGGAGAACTTGGGCAAATCCGCAAGGATATAGCTGCTAAACCGGTCGAACCGACAAAGTCGAAGGAGAAAGTCAGTTTTGTAACCGATGAAGATCGAGCTGAGTATGGCGAAGAACTTCTGGACGTTCAGCGACGAGTTGCGCAAGAGGTCTCGCAAGATTACGAAGACCGGCTTGAGCGACAAGACGCGGTTATTGCGAAGTTGCAGGAAAAACTTGCAACAACGGGTAGCCAAGTTGGCGAAATGGACTTTTCTCAGAGGTTGCAACAAGCAGTCCCTGACTGGTCGCAAATCGACAATGATGAACGCTGGGTAGCGTGGCTAAACGAGCATGATCCCATGCTTAGAGGCCAACGCCGGGTTCTAGCGCAGGCAGCATTTGACAACGGTGATGTAGAAGCAGTTTCGGACTACGTGAAACTTTGGAAAGCATCACTCGGTGAACCAGATGTAGCTAAGCAAAATCGCAAGACCGAGCTTGAGAAACAGGTTGCGCCAAATCGTTCTGCTAATTCTACCCGTACGCAGAGTGCCGCGCAAAACTCCAAGATTTACTCTACCCGTGAGGTAGACAACGCTTGGACTAAAGTTCGCACCTTGAATACCAGAGGGCAGTACGCAGAGGCGGAAAAACTTGAAGCAGAGTTAACCGTTGCGTATATGGAAGGCCGCGTTAGACAGTGATCTAATGTGTTAACATGTAAGCAGCTGTTAAGTCTTAAAACAACTTAGTAGGAGGCCAAAATGGCTGCTGTATTCCCCGTCGTCGGTTCAGGCGCATTCGACACCGACCCATCATACTCCGGTGCGTTTATTCCACAGTTGTGGTCAAACAAGCTGAACGCAAAGTTCTATGCTAACACCATGATGACTGAAATTTCCAACACCAGTTGGGAAGGCGAGATTAAAAACCAAGGCGATACCATTCGTATTCGCCAAGCACCGTCGATCACCATCAACGACTACGCAGGCGCAGGTACTACCCTGACATCTGAAGTACCCGTACCGATCTTCCAAGACATGCAGATCGACCAGGGTAAATATTTCAGCGTACAGGTCAACGACGTACTCGCGCACCAAGCGGACATGGATTTGATGAACATGTTCACTGACGACGCTGCCAAACAGCTGAAGATCACTATCGAAAACGAGACGTTCTTCAACTGGTACGTCACAAACGGTGCCCACGCGTCCAACAAAGGCGCTACAGCCGGTGCGATCTCTGCCGCGTACAACCTTGGTACAGACGTAGCTCCCATCAACCAAGCAACACCCGCAAATGTGCTTAACTGCATCCTGCAAATGTCGTCTGCGCTTGATGAGCAAAACGTACCTGAAGATAATCGTTGGTTGGTTATCTCCCCACGTGACCGTCAGCTGCTGATGCAAACCGACATCGCCCAAGCGTACTTCACTGGCGACCAGTCCAGCGTTATCCGCACAGGTAAAATTGGTATGCTGGATCGCTTCACCGTTTATGTGAGCAACCTGTTGCCCAAAGGCGCAGCGGCTAAAGCTCTCGTTCCCGGTCTGTCTGCGACTGCTACTGGTGCAACAGTGTCTAACGCCAAAGCCCGTCGCATGATGGTTGCTGGCACAAACACTGCTTGCTCGTTTGCTTCGCAGATCAACAAAACTGAGCCTCTGCGTAACCAGACTGACTTTGGCGACATCGTTCGCGGCCTAGCCGTATATGGACGCAAGGTCGTTAAGCCAGAAGCGCTGGTAACAGCTCTGGTCGGCACAGCTTAAACTTAACAGCGTAGGGGGAGGTCCGCTTCCCCCTATTCCCCGGCAGAGGAGCTTACCGTGGCTACTGTTAAAGTAATCGACATTATTGAGCGTGTAGAACACGTCTTGCAAGACACAAGCATTCGCTGGCCTCGCACTGAACTTCAAAGCTGGATCAACGAAAGCTATCTGGCCATTACGTTGTTGCGCCCTGACGCTAATGCCAAAGCAGATACGTTTACATGTGCGGCGGGTTCGCGGCAAGTCTTGACAAAAACTGGAGGCGGCGGGTTTCCTTCGGCTTTGCAGCTGTTAGACGTTACGCGAAACATGAAATCCGGGTCTACGCTGAAAGCAGTACGTTTAGTATCTCGCGCAGTGTTAGACGACCAACGACCCACATGGCACGCTGAAACCCAAAGCGATAACATACAGCATTACATGCATGATCCGCGTCAACCCAAAGAGTTTTTTGTTTACCCCCCCGCAACTGCAACGGCGCAGGTCGAAGTCATTTATGCTGATGCGCCAGCCGCGCACGCTTTAACTGAAAGCCAACTTGACCCTGCTGCCAGCTCGCCCGACACTACCGTAATAAATCTCGACGACATCTACATGTCTCCGATGATCGACTGGGTACTGTATCGTGCGTACAGCAAAGACGCGGAGTACGGAGCAAACGAGCAACGCGCCCAAGCGGCTTACGGGGCGTTTAATGCCGCTATAGGGGCAAAATCGCAAACTGACTCGGCTGTATCGCCGAAGATAGCTACGTCGGTGACATAAAATGGCTGTTGTATGGGATAAATTCTACCCCTACATACAGCCCTATTTGCCGGGTTGTCCTGAGGTTGTGATCGAGGCGCACCTGAAAGAAGCCGCCGCAGACTTCTTTGCGCGTAGCGAAATCTGGCGTTTTGACATCGACCCAGACTTTACCAGTGCGTCGACCAAAGATTATGAGCTAGACACCCCAACAAACGCGGTCTTGGAAAACATCTATGAGTTGCTACTAGGCGATCAGTGTCTCACTCGTATCAGCGACAGGCACGTAAACATTTCGCGTTTTACTACAAACGGCAAGCCAGTTTACTACGCAGTTTATCAAGATACTTCGGTGCGATTTTACCCAACACCAGATAAAAAATACACGTTTCGCGGCGTAGGGGTTTTAAAACCAAGCCTGTCGGCCACGGGCGTAGAAGACTGGATTTACGAAACGAACGGACGCTGTATTTCGTATGGCGCAATTTCTCGTCTCGCAGAAGTACCCGGCAAAGAGTGGTCTAACCCAGAGCTTGCTAGCTACTACCGCAGCAAATTTGACATGGACGCCGACATGGCGAAGTCCCGCGACTATAGGCGGGTAAACCTGCGGGTCGGCAGTCGCAGTTTTGACGGTTCTCGGAGGTACTAATGGCTGACACCTATAAATATGTGCAAGGCGACACCGGACCCCAAATTCAAGTCACTATAACTGGCGCAGACGGTACGGCTACTAACTTAACTGGAGGGTCAGTTACTTTGCATTTTCGGGCTGTGGGAACAACTACCGTTTTGTTTTCTCGCGTTTTAGTGTTTGCAGATGCACCAAACGGCAAAGCAGTTTTGCAATGGCAGACCGGCGACTTAGATGTCGACGCAGGTAATTACGAAGGCGAACTAGAGGTGGTTCTGTCTTCCGGTTTGCGCCAAACGCGGTTTGAACTCCTCAAGTTTAAAATACGCGAGGATTTTGCATGACACTTCTTTACACAATCAAAACCCTAGATTTAGAATTTTCTCTGAGCCAAGGTCAGTTTTTACAGGCATCTGAGTTGTTTGAAAACCCGAAAACTACTGACGCTCAAGTTCTAGCTTTCTTTAAAACGCTGACTGACAGTTCGATCGCCGCAGACGCTGCGGCTGTTTCCTTTGCTACGGCCAGGGCGGACACGACGACGACGACTGACGAAAAAATCATGTCGGTGTTTAAAACCCTAGCAGACGTCGCTTCGGTGACTGACTTAGCAAGTTTAGCCCCCGAAAAGTTTTTCTCGGACTCTGGAACCGTTACAGACAGTTTAATTTTTGCTCGAAGCAGGAGCTTTTCGGACCTTGCGTACCCCACGGACACATTTGCGTCTCAGGCGGCGTTCTCTCGCTCCTTTACCGACACAGCTTACCCCACGGACACATTTGCGTCTCAGGCGGCGTTCTCTCGCTCCTTTACCGACACAGCTTACGCTACCGACAATTTCGACGGCGAAGCATCTATCCTCGACGATCAGGAGATGCAGTTTTTAAAGTCTCTCACAGACATAGCGTCTGTGTCCGACAGTATTATTGTACTTAAAACAATCCCGTTAGTGCTTACCGAAACACCCTCGGCTACCGACGCAGGGTCTCTACGGAGTCAGGGTTTTGCTGACTTCACTTACTTTGCGGAAGACTTCGTCGGTGCTTCCCGAACCTTTACCTAGGAGATCGTTATGATCCATGAAAATTTAAAGCTATCCGGTCAGCTTAACATCGTCCTGAAGGACAAGGCCGGGAACGTAAAAGACACCAGAGAAGTAAAAAACCTTGTTGTTGACACGGGGCTAGTGTTTATCGCCAGCCGTATGACTGGCACGTCTAAGGCTGTTATGAGTCACATGGCTCTAGGGTCTAGCACAACAGCCGCAGCAGCGGGGCAAACCGACCTTGTTAGCGTGCTTGGTTCGCGTGAAGCGATAGATTCAACAACGATTACGGGTTCCAATAAGGCTGTCGCGTACGCCTCATCGTTCGAAGCAGGGGACGCCACCGGTGCGGTAACAGAGGCCGGTATTTTCAACGCATCTAGTTCCGGTGATATGCTCTGCCGTACAGTGTTTAGCGTCGTTAACAAAGCCGCAGATGACACTATGTCCATCACTTGGACAGTAACACTCGCAGCATCTTAATTTGAAGGGGGCGGCTTATGGCTACCATAGTAACACGATCAGGCAAAGGCTCGCCCCTTACAAATGTAGAGGTGGACGCCAATTTTACTAATCTAAATAATGACAAACTAGAGACCAGCGCTGCGTATACAAACGCCAACGCTGTTGCGGCAGTCGTTGCTTCAGACCTTGATATGGGCGGCAACAAAGTCCTGTTTGGGAACCTCTATTCGGCTGTGTCAGATTTGCCTAACGCATCCACATACCACGGTATGTTTGCTCACGTTCATGCAACGGGCCTTGCTTATTACGCACACTCTGGCGCTTGGGTTCCGCTGGCGCGTTCGTCGGATGTCTACACGCATCCTAATCACACTGGTGAGGTTACATCTACAGCCGATGGCGCAACTGTTGTTGCTGACAATGTGATTGACGAAGCTAACCTTAAAATAAGCAACACACCAACAAACGGCTACGTTCTTACAGCTCAAAGCGGCGATACAGGCGGCTTAACGTGGGCGGCAGATAGCACTACAGACAGCACTAAGTTACCACTGGCTGGCGGCACGATGACAGGTGCGCTTAAAACTTTAACTCTGCAAGAAACTAAAGTTGACGCATCATATTCAAGCAACGCCACGACACTAAATTTAGCTACAGCTAACGTGTTTAATTCTGCGCCTAGCGGAAACGTGACCTATACATTTAGCAACCCACCAAGTAGCGGGACTGCGTTTGGTTTTGCTTTGAAAGTCACACCTTCTGCGACGGCAAGTCTAACATGGCCTTCTACTGTTGACTGGGCCTCCGCGACTGCTCCCGATGCGCCCGCAAGCGGGGCTACTAACGTCTACACTTTTTACACTGTTGATGGAGGCACAATTTATTACGGCTTTCTCGCAGGGGCGGCAATGGCATGAGCGTAGCAAAATTATTACTCCAAGCCGCCGCTGGAAATGCTGGTGGTGCTGGTCTGGATATTACAGATGTGTTCAGCACTTATTTGTATAATGGTAACGATTCCACACAAGCAATCAACAACGGAATTGACCTTGATGGGGAGGGTGGTTTGCTTTGGATAAAACCCCGTGACCTAGCTCTTTCACACAGACTAATGGATTCCGCCAGAGGCCCCACAAAGTATTTAGTCTCGGATACAACTGGCCAGCAACAGGCTGGTGCTCCTTTTTCCTTTGGTTCTAATGGCTTTTCTCTGACGGGTGGCGGGTCTAGTTGGAATCAAAATACTAATACCTACGCCTCTTGGACATTCCGCAAGGCTAAGAAATTCTTTGATGTGGTGACATGGACGGGGGATGGCTCTGGAAACAGACAAATCTCCCATAATCTAGGCTCAACTCCGGGCATGATGTTAATTAAAATTACCAGTGAGGCTGGTGGTTGGGCAGTTTATCATAGAGGAAATACTGCTAACCCTGAGACAGATAAATTGCAACTTCATACCAATGCTGCTACGTCTGATCAAAATGATTATTGGGCAGATACAGCCCCAACAAGCGCTAATTTTACTGTCGGATCAGACGGTGATGTAAATCAAAATTATGCAACCTACGTAGCCTACCTCTTCGCCCACAACGATGGTGACGGTGAGTTCGGCCCTGATGGCGACCAAGATATTATCAAGTGTGGGAGCTATACTGGTAATGCTACCAGTGTAGACTTAGGTTTTGAGCCACAGTTTATTATAGTTAAAAGAACAGATGCCGCAGAAAATTGGATGATGTTTGACACTATGCGTGGTTGGGCTGCTGACGGTAGCTCTTTAGGTTGGCTAATGCCTCATAGGTCAAGCCCAGAATATGCTCTAACTAATGGTAACTTTGGTTTAACTAGCACTGGTTTTAGTATGTCTAGTGGATACACTCCGTTAAATAGTGGCAGTTCTAATCATAAGTACATCTACATGGCAATCCGCCGTGGCCCTCTTGCTCCACCTGAAGCTGCGACTGAGGTGTTTGATGTGGGTCTTGCTAGTGAGACAGGATCATCCGCACCAGAATATGTGGGTGGCTTTGTTGTAGACATGGCTATTAAACGTATCTTGTCAGCAAGCAATTCCAATTATGTCGTTGATAGATTGCGAAGCGGGCGAAGTCTAACAACTAATACAAATGGTGCTGATGACGCCTTTGGTTCAGCCGCATTTGATTACATGACGGGCTACTACAATGGTACATCCACAGCTAGTGCTGGTTGGTCAGCTATGTGGAAACGTGCGCCAAGCTTCTTCGATGTGGTGGCTTTTTTGGGGAACGGAACAGCAGGACGCACTGTAAGCCATAATCTTGGTGTTGCACCCGAAATGATGTGGGTAAAAGTCAGGTCAATAGTTGAGCCTTGGGTTATTTATCATAAAGGCATGAATGGAGGAACTACGCCTGAAAAATACCACATGAGATTGACAAGTGGTGCAGAGTCTGAAGATTCTGACATATGGAACAATACTGCACCTACTTCTAGTGTATTTACAACAGGAGGAAATGACAAAGTAAACGCAAACAACCAAACTTACATAGCCTACCTTTTTGCAACCGTAGCTGGTATTTCTAAAGTAGGCTCAGTAACTAAATCAGGAAGTTCCGTAGACGTTAACTGTGGATTTAGCAATGGTGCTAGGTTTGTAATGCTTAAAAGTACTGCTTCTGGTAACTGGAATGTTTGGGACAGTCTTAGAGGTATCGTGAGTGGAAATGACCCCTTTTTTAAGCTAGACAGTGATGCAGCACCATCCACTAACGGGGACTACATAGACCCATTAGCATCAGGCTTTACAATTACAGGCGACTTTGGGAACGGCGACTACATCTTCTACGCAATCGCATAATCAACTGACACAGGAGATTATCAATCATGTCAGAATACCGCAACAGAACAACAGGCGAAGTGAAAACCCAAGGGCAATGGCGAGCAGCTAACCCAAATATGTCTTTACCTAGAGTGTGGAACAGCAATGTCCTAGATGCTCTTAACATAGACGCAGTGCTGCGTAGTCCCGCAGCTACTACAACACAGTACCAAACATCAGTGCGTGATGGAGTTAAGCAAGATTCATTAGGCAACTGGGTAGAAAAGTATGTCGCCAGAGACATGTATGCTGATACTACTGAGGATGGAGTAACAACGACCAAAGCAGAACATGAGACAGCATATCAGGCAAGACTGGACGCAACGGCTGGCGAAGCCGCACGCTTCGAGCGCAACACGCTGCTGGCTGGGACAGATTACTTCGCCCTGACGGATGTGACTATGAACGCCGACATGACGTCATATCGGCAAGCGCTGCGCGACATCACGACACAATCGGGTTTTCCAAACACAATTAGTTGGCCAGCGGAACCTAGCTGATGGGTGCCGAAGTTCTCTGGAGTGCGCTGCTCACAATAGGTCTGGGCTTTATTGTGTGGTGGGCCAAAAACCAACACGATGAACTAAAACGGGTTCAGATTCTACTCAACCGAACAAGGGAGGAAATGGCAAAGGAGTATTCGACGAAAGTCGAGAGCAACACGTCCATCGACCGCGTTATAACTAGGTTGGATGCCCTCGACGCAAAAATGGATAGGATGCTGGAACGATAGACAGAAGGAGCGGCTAAGTGATTGATCCCGTCACGGCATATACTGGCGCAGTGTTGGCCTATAAAACCGTGACCAAATTGGTTCAGGCTGGCCGCGAACTCAGCGAGGTTACAGGTCAATTATCAGAGTGGTACGGCTGCGTAGCTGACCTCCAGAAAGCGGGTGAACTTAAAAAGTCGCCGTCGTTGTTTGAGAAGGCTAGTCAGGGCGCGGATACGATAGAAAAAGAAGCTCTGGACATCGTCATTCGACAGAAAGAAATGTTCCAAAAGGAAAAAGAGCTTAAATTCCTACTTGATTACAGATTTGGTCCTGGTACGCACCAACAGGTGCTTGATCTTAGACGCAAGATTAAAAAAGAGCGCGAAGAAACGGTGTATAGGCAGATGGAAGCTAAGCGAGCCATCATAAACAACATAGCAATCACTGGGCTGTCGACGGGTATTATTGGAGTTGTAGGAGCGGGTTCTTATTTTGTTGGCGTAGGAGCAGGAGCGTGGTAAACGTGTTAACATGTGCACACATATTACTGGCGGGGTCTCTGCTTAACCCTGACTACATAGACTGCCACCTATGGAAGAGGATCACGGATGTCACAGGCCAAAAGATATGTGTCTACCGGGGGAAGAACAGCGTGATGGCGTACCACTATGTAACCGACAACGGCAGCTTAAATCAGTGGTCGCAGTGCCCCAAGACCATACGCTGTGTCTACGACCCGAAGAACAAACGTCCGACGCTCTCTGAGATCATGGACTCGATCAAAGGAAATTTCTGATGGGCGACAAACCAATCCGCAAAACCACCGGCAAGGGCGGCAACTACCGCAAGACCAAGTCAGGTGCAGGCATGACCGCTAAAGGTGTCGCCGCGCACAGAAGAGCTAACCCCGGGTCAAAGTTAAAAACTGCGGTGACGGGCAAGGTCAAGCCGGGAAGCAAAGACGCCAAGCGGCGCAAGTCGTTCTGCGCACGTTCAGCCGGTCAGATGAAGCAGTTTCCGAAAGCAGCGAAAGACCCGAACAGTCGTCTGCGACAAGCTAGAAAACGGTGGAAGTGCTGATGTCGAAAGCCAAGCCAACAAACGCAGCCCTGTGGTCAAAAGCTAAGTCTGCGGCCAAAGCGAAGTTCAAGGTCTACCCATCCGCATATGCCAACGCTTGGGCGTCCAAATGGTACAAATCCAAAGGCGGTGGCTGGTCGGGCGGCAACAATAAGGTGGCGAAACGTGGCAGTAGCAAAAAAGGGTAAGGGCGGTCTTGGCAAGTGGTTTGGCGAAGAATGGACCGACGTTAAGACAGGCAAGGCTTGTGGCCGAAAGTCGGCTAAAGGCAAATCTAAAAGGCCGTATCCTGCCTGCCGTCCAAAGAAAGTTGCGTCGAAGATTACGAAGTCGGAAGCGAAGAAAAAGACCGGACCGAAACGAGTGAAGTGGTCCACAACAGCAAGCGGAAGGAACCGCCGTGAAAAAGCCAAAACCTAGCACAAAATTAACTCCCAGACAGGAGACCATATTGAAGAAACACTCGGTTCACCACACGACTAAACACATGACCATGATGCGACGGCTGATGAAAAACGGCACCACTTTTAGCGCCGCCCACAAGAAAGCTCAAAAGAAAGAGAGTAAGTAATGCCCAACGTAGGAAAGAAAACTTTTGGTTACAACGCGGCAGGTAAAAAAGCAGCGAAATCATATGCGGCTAAAACCGGCAAGCCCATGGCTGTAAAAAAAGCTATGCCTAAGAAGGCTAAGGCTAAGTCTAAGGGTATGTATAAGTGACAATCGAGGAGCGCCAACACCTTGATATGAAAACCTACCAAGAAAACAGGCGTAGGATGTGCTGGTGTGCTCTTGGCATGATGGTCGCGGCTACCGTGGCTGTCATTGTCGACCCTGCGCGAATGGCGCTGGCTTCTGCACAAATGATGATGATGTACGGCTCACTCAGTGCCTTGGTGGGCGCTTATTTTGCCGTGGGCCAAAAGGAGGGTTAAGATGCTGCAAGCTCTAATCGGACCTATAACTCAACTGGCGGGGTCTTGGCTCAACGGCAAGGTCGAAACCAAAGCTGCTGAAACGCGGATGAAAGTGTCCGAGGCGGACGCACGGGCGAAGATCATGGTCTCGGCTGCAAACTCGGAAGCGGACTGGGAAAAGATCATGGCCCAAGGTTCGCAGAACAGCCTCAAGGACGAGTATCTGGTTTTACTTTTCAGTATTCCCCTTGTGCTTTCGTTCTGCGGAGAAAAAGGCCGCAAGATCGTCGAAGACGGGTTCGCCGCGCTTTCCACTATGCCCGACTGGTACAGCTACACCTTGGGCATAATCGTGGCGAGTAGCTTCGCGGTTAGGTCAGCCACCAAGTTCTTTGGGGCAAGAAAATGACTGTAGTCGCCTTTCCAGTCTTGTCTGATACCGACGTGCAGTTCGTCGCTTTGGAGAAGCAGCGAGAGGCGATTTCCGCGCAAAGGCGCATGATAGAGGAACGACGTACTATGATTTTATCTAGCTCACAGGTCGAGCAGCTGCTGCATGGCAACAAAGACTGGGAAGCGTGGGTCAAGCCCCTTCAGGAGTTGCTGCCTCGGTACCAGATTAACACGCCCCAGCGCGTGGCTATGTTTACTGCGCAGTGTGGGCATGAAAGCCTTAACTTTCGCGTACTAGAAGAAAACCTGAACTACTCTGCCGATGGGCTGAACTCAGTCTTTTCAAAGTATTTTAAACGCGCAGGGCGAGATGCAAAGGCGTTTCACCGCCAGCCAGAACGTATAGCTAACGTGGTGTATGCGGACCGCATGGGCAACAGCAATGCAGCGTCAGGCGATGGATGGAAGTACCGTGGTCGCGGAGTCATACAGTTAACTGGAGCGCATAACTATGTGATGTTTGCGGAGGCGGTTGAAAAGACAATATCTGCTACGATTAAGTATCTCGGCACCAAAGAAGGTGCGCTGGAGTCGGCTTGCTGGTTCTGGACTAAAAATCAAATTAACACCGAGGCCGACAGCGGAGACGTACGTTCGGCGACCAAGCGCATCAACGGTGGGTACAACGGCCTGTCTGACCGAGAGCATCACTACAAAGAGGCCATGAAGATACTGGGCGGGGACTACACACCGATGAGTCGTCCAGTAATGCTTAGGCTAGGCTCGACCGGCGACGAAGTTAAGACAGTCCAAGAAGCACTAGGTTTAGACGCGGACGGTCATTTCGGCAAAGTAACACAATCTGCTGTCGTCGTATGGCAGACAAACAACGACCTTCACCCCGATGGAATTGTAGGCCCGAAAACTTACCGCGCCATTGCAGAGCTATCTGCTTAGGAGTTAACACATGGCTGTCATCAAAATAAGTTCTTTCGCGGGTATAGCCCCTAAGATACCTCCGCGTTATTTGAAAGACGGCTACGCTCAGATTGCGTTGAACTGCCCTGTGTTTAACGGCTCTTTGCAGCCTTTAACTGATGTAGGCGCGTCGATCCTTACACTACCCAAAACGGTGACGCCCAAGTCAATCTACCGATACGGGCAAGATACGGAAGTTGACAACAATTACTGGTTTCACTGGCCGCAGGAAGTTGATGTTTGCCGCAGCCAAATAGCCGGTGATGTATCCGAATGGACGTTTTTTACTGGGGATGGTGGGCCTAAGGCTACTTACAATTCTATAGCTCTAGGGTCGTCGGGTAACTACCCTACTGAAACTCGTCCTTTGGGTCTCCCCTCGCCGTCAGCCGCCTGCGCTGTTTCGCCTAATACATTTACACCAGCCGCTCATGCTGCCGAAGTTATACTTAGTGAAACACAGGTTGGTCAGCTGACTACAGCTGACGGGATTAAAATAAGCATCACGACGGACGTCGACGATCAATACACGGCAGTGACACTTAGCGGGACTATTACAGCAAGCAGCGCTGCCACGGCGATTAGTGCGGTTAGCGGAGTGACTGCTACGGAAAAAAGCGGAACGGTAAGCATAAAGACCGACGCGACCGGCGCCACCGCAAAGCTGTTCGTTAAGTTTAAAACGGGCACCACGCCCAATACTGATGGCACTCTTTCGGCTTCAACCCCGCCCAACCTAAGTGCAACAGGGACTACGGACACCGTTCCCTACGTGGTGATTGACGATTCCGAGATAGGTTCGATTACATCTGGGGACGCGATTTCCGTTCTTACTGAAGACGGCACACACATGGACGCCAGCACCTACTCGTTTTCAGGAAATACAACAGCGACTCTTTTTGCTGCGTTTTTGAACACGGCGCTTGGGACGAACGTAACGGCCACCAAATACGGCACGTCGGTTGTTTTGACCCCAGATCAGGCAGGCACTGGGACTGACGGGTTTATTGACTACTTACGCACTTCGGAGAGTGTTGTTGTAACTACCCTTTCTAGCAGCGGATCAGAGTCAGCTGGCCCCGCAAGGCTTTTTGTCACTCAAACGGACATCGACGCGCTAGAGGGCAAGTACCTTAAATTAACCGTTAACGGGACTGAAAATATCATACCCATAGGCACACCTTCTTACGTGTCGAGCCTGTCTACGTTAACCGGTTATGGGGTTACGGTTGAGACGTATGGTGCTGTAACTCCGTTTGCCGTCGTAAGTACCAACGCTGTTGGCAGTTCTGCAACTTTGGCTATGCAGGGCGGGACTTATCCTAGCGTCGATGTTTTTTCGAAGCAAAACGCTGAAGGGTACTCCGACGAGGACACTACGTTGGAGACGCGGGTCTACACGTACACGTGGGTTAACAAAGAAGCAGGCTTTGAGTTTGAATCTGCACCAGCTCTCGCTTCGGGCGATGTAGAAGTGCGGGACGGGCAAACGGTTTCTGTCTCGGGTATGCAGACGACCCCCGGTGGTGCATATATAGTAACGCACAAGCGCATATACCGTTCGGTGTCTGGGGTATTTTTGTTTGTGGCCGAAGTAGACGCTGCGGTCCCTAGTTTTACCGACGACGTTAAGCCTGATCTGCTGGGGGAGCAGCTGCCGACACTTACCTGGTCGGAGCCACCGCAAACGCTAACTGGGTTAATCAACTTACCTAACGGTTTGATGGCCGGGTTTACCGGCAGAGACGTATATTTCTGCGACCCTTACCACCCACACGCTTGGCCAGAGCAGTACATTCAAACTATAGACTACCCTGTTGTGGGTTTGGGGCGCATGGACACCACGTTAGCCGTGCTGACGAAAGGCACACCGTACCTCATCCAAGGCACGCACCCTGATAGTATGGCCGTGGTGAAGTCGGACCTTGAGCAAGCCTGTGTATCTAAGGAGAGCATCGTAAGTCTGGGGGGTTCTGTTGTTTACGCTGCACCGGACGGGTTGATGTTACTGTCGTCTGGCGGGTCCAGAATTATTACGCAGAACATATTTAGCTACAAACAGTGGCAATCGTACTTTAAACCCGAGTCGATCCACGCGTATCAGCAGGACAACAAGTATATTGGTTTCTACGACAACGGTACGACGCAAGGCGGGTTTATTTTCGACGTAGCCAGCGGACAGTTTATCCTACACAACATCTACGCCACGGCAGGGTACCACGACCTGCGACGAGACAAGTTGTTTTTGGCGTACTCAGACCGGTCCCTCAAGGCTTGGGAGCAAGGCACTTCACCTTTGTCGTACACGTGGAAGTCTAAGAAATTTACAATGCCCCAGACTATGGGCTTTTCTTGCGCCCAACTAGAAGCCGAAGCGTATTCGATGACCGTAAAAATATACGCGGACGGAACGCTCATCCACACGCAAACCGTATCGTCCCGAGACCCGTTCAGGCTACCCTCTAAGGTCGGTCGAGATTGGGAGTTTCAGATAGAAGGGTCGCATGAGGTCTTTTCGTTTGCGGTGGCGAACTCAATGACGGAGCTAGCAAATGGCTAAAAACCTGCCCAGCGTTACTAGCCCGCTCCCCCGTGATTTGCAGACGTTTATTCAGCGTGTTCGGGAAGCAATCGACGGAGGAGGACTCGACGGTCTTGTTACCGCACGTCAGATGGTTGCTGCGGGTATAGCCTCATTTTCAAACGGGTCAGTTTTATCGGCTGGCTCTTCAACTATTGATACACCTCGACCCCCAACAAACTTAGCCGGGTCTGGCGCACTGGCTAGTGTTATTCTTACATGGGGCGGACCCGCGTACTCAGGCCATGCTTACACAGAAATATGGGCCGCAACACAGACCGTCGCTCAGGTGGCGGCGAGTGAAGCCCCGGTTATTTCTCAAGCCGAGTTAGTCGGCATGACCGCAGGTAATAATTTCTCGCATACCATCGGTAATTCGGGAACTCGGTACTACTGGGTAAAAAACGTAAACAAAAACGGTCTTGCCAGCGCTTTTAATGCAACCAACGGTTTGGCGGTTTCAACGGGTGATAATCCTGCATACCTGCTGGAACTTCTGACCGACGAGATAACGTCGTCCCAACTGCACACGGCCCTCGGAACCCGTATTGATTTGATTGACGCTGCCAGCTCGGTTACAGGTTCCGTCGCTTATCAAGTTGCACAAGAAGCACTTGCCAGAGCCACCGCGGACGGAACCAACTCAGTAGCCATTACCGGTTTAGACACTCGACTTACAACGGCAGAAGGGTCT